CTTCCCGGAGAGACTGGCCGGTTGGCAGGGGATGCCGCCGCAAACAAGGTCAACTGGGTTGAGGCTGGCATAGCCTTCGGCATCAAGCCGGCGCATGTCGTCATACTGCCTGGCCTCCGGGAAATTGTGGCGAGCCCAGGCGCGCCGTTTGGAGTTTCTTTCAATGAGCCAAACCGTGGCCATACCGGCCCAGGCTAAGCCCAGGTCCAGCCCGCCAATACCGAAACAGGCGGAGCCTACTCGCAGAGGCGGAAAGTTGCTCATGCCCAACACCTCTCCGCCCAATCGCAGTATTTGCACTCGAATCGGGACGGATCGGCCAGCCCGCGCGGCAGCATCTCGCCCATATCGCAGGCGTTGAGGATGCGCTGCGCCCGGTCCTGCAACGCCTGATGCGCCTGGGCCTCGTAGGCCACGAGCTCGTGATGGAGCTCCATGGTGTCGGCGTTCAAGGCAGTGAATAGGCCCTGGGGCAACCGCATCTCGCCCATGTAAAGCTGCATCTGGCCGAAATAACGGGGATGGGCGACGCGGAGCTTGTCGCGCTTGCACTTGGACCAGGACTTGTTGTTGAGGCACTTGCATTCCCAGGCCGCCGGCAGCGGGATGAGCGCCGGCCCCTCGCCGCGCCACATGACCAGCACGCCATCGGCGTGCCCCTTCACCCGGCCGTCCATGGTCTCGAACGCCCATTGCTCCCCCGTGTCCGGATCGTGCTCGAGCAAGACGAAACCGGAACGCTTGAGGAGCGCGATCGCGTAGTCCTCGGCCCACCGACCTCGGTCGAAGCAGCGCAGCACGCGCGGCGGGAAGCCTTTGCCTAGGTCCGGCGCCACCTGCAGGTGCCGGTACTGGATGGCCCGCTCGCAGGCGTCACCGAGGATGGAGGCCCCGAGGTAGTCCCGGGGTGTCTCGGCGTCCCGGGCCGCCGCCATGACGGCATCGATGCGGTCGTTGATGCGGTCGCCCAGGGCGGAGGTGGAGTTGAGGTCGATCATGCCCCCGCCTCCATGGTCTCCACCGCCAGCGCTGCGACCACCGGAGCCATCCACACGGGCGTGGAGCTCATCGAAAACGTCTCCCGATCCATGCCAGCGAGGTCCACGAGGCAGTCCGCCCGACCGCCCAAAATGGAGGGGCTTGTCAACCGGTCCGATCCGAAATACAGACTTTTGGATAACCTTTTTGCAAGGTGGCGTTTATGAGCCGGTTGGAAGTTATTCTTATTGTTGCAATTATCGTTATAATCGCGGGATTTAGTGGAAGATTTTTCTGGAAAAGACATGCAGAAAGACAACGAGTGGAATCTATTCGTATTCTTACCAAGCTCAAAGATGCATCCATAAGGACCAACAATGTAATTGATGCATGCAATAAAATCATGAATGAACTTCGTGAAGCACCAGAGAGGCTGCGTGAATTGAATAAAAATATGATGACGGGAAAAATGGATCAGCAAATTTATGAAATTAAAAAAATAGGTAACGATCATGATTATCTCATGAAAGAATCTAAGCGTGTTTGTGTCGCAGACGTAATGGCCAATAAGCCCGTTGCCGAACAGGCCCTGAAGCTCGTGCAAGAAGGCAGGCTTGAGGATGCCGAACACCTCATCGACAGCATGGTTGTCCATATGCCCGAAGGATTTTGACACCACCATTCCCCGCCTAGGCCCTTCCAGACTGATTCTGTCATTCAAAATGGGGTAGAGCATCTACGCAGCTCCCTGCAAAAGTTGCCCGTCGGGGAAGGTTTGATCCAACCAATCTTGGAAACGTGTCTGGTAACCAGGACTCATCTCCAGTTCGTGCATCGTTCGAAATCCAGAAATCACGCGGAACTGACGCCACTGTTCGTTGATCCAAAGGATAAAACGCCAGGGCTCGCGGTTTGACCACAAATGGGGCGCGGCGTCATCGAGTCCCATGGAGCGCAACCAGGCTCGCCAATACGGTTGATACGGCGGCGTCATGTAAGAATTGTCTGTCACGCTGCAACCTCTCCGTTTCTTACCCTCATCACGCGTTCAATTCCTCCCCCATCCCGCGCGACTACGAATCCCGCCTTCCTGATGATGTTGACACGACGTCCCGGCGAGAGAGCTGGTGCGCCGATACGCTGCATGACCTTGTAAAACTGATACGTTGAACAGGGGAGGCCCACCTTCGTTGCTGCCTGTCGGGCGCATTCGATGGCGGCCAAGGCTGCCTTCTCCGGTGGCGTCCATGGGCAGGAGATGCGTGCCCTGAGCCGAGCCGCGATATGCCGATTGAAGTTGTCGCGGCTGTTGCCGGCGATCAACGCTACGGGCACCGGGCAGCGCAGGCACACGAGATACGGCAGCAGGCAGGAGATTCGGTCCAGGCATTGGTTCCGGTTGGTTTCGCCGCGTCCGTGGGGGCAGGTGATGCTTTGGTTCACAATCAATCCCTATAAGCGCTTGATTTTTCGTTCTTTGATAGTCAGAAATTGTATTTGATTATTCAGGGTCCTTATCGAACATAGATATCAATTCAGGATGGTCTTCAAAGTGTTGCAGTGCGTAATTGAGTGCTGCCCTGACTATCTTTGATCGACTTTCGCCAGTGACGTTGCTGAGCTTGATGACTCTGTCGATGACAAAAGGGAGTAGGGCAAAGCTGACAGATACATATTTTACAACGCCCCGTGTTTTTTTACGAAATGCAACAAGCATATGCTCATTAAGAGCGTTGTAGTCACTGTCTGACAATTCATCGATATTAAAATTTGAGAATTGATTTTTATTTTTTGTGCCGAATAGATTTTTTAACCAACCCATGACAGCCTCCTGAGGTAAATATGGACGAGATTCACATCGTACAATTTGATGAACTGATTGCCGACAACGGACGCGAAGTATTTTTACAGGCCAAAACTCCAAAAGGCTTTGTTAGCCTGCGTTTCTCCGTATCGGCGATACCATCACTGAAAAATGTGCTCGTCAATCTTCGCCGCGTCGAAACGCAGCAGGAGGCGTCTTCATGACGCGAGGGATCGTCGTTTCGGAATTTTTGGAGCCCGTATTTGATGAAAATCAAGGGCTGGTGCTGTTGCGATATGTCACCGAAACGGGAGAGAGGTCCTGCCTCGGGGTAGAGGCCACATCGTTGCCCTCGCTGCAGCAGGCCATTCGGGCGTTGCCTTGGTCGCAATGCGAGGTCCCCGCCACCTATGGCAATGCCTGACCACGTGCTGCATATGCATGCCGTCGTGCGACGACGCGCAAGGTGTAGGGCCGGGGCCAGACGATCCAAGCGACGGGACCGGGCGGGAAGAGGGGGCAGGGGGAGCGCCCACATCACACAGCGGATATTGGCCTGATCGTTATTTGTATTCCATGATACAATCATTATATCGAGTCCTTTATTTTTATCATCCCTCTCGGTATTGAATCGGCGCGACCCAAACCCAAACTGAGAGGAGAGACGAAATGGATTTGCCAAGCTGGATTACGGCGTTTTCCACTGTTGTCATTGCCATTTTTGCCTACACGACATGGAGGCAAACCAAACAGATGCAGATTGAAAGCGAAAAATGGCAAGCCGAAGTAAAAGAGGTCATGATACGCATGACATCTGCCATTATCGTTTTGGCGGGGAAGTGTGATGTTGGGATTGGCATGCATTGCCTCAAGGATGCTCGAAGACAGTACGAAGACATGGAACGAGATCAGTCTTTGCCAGGGCATCGAGGACCAAAAGAATAACAAGCGCGAGGCACATGCATCCCATGCCAAACATAACGAAACCCATGGCAATGCCTTCGATGTCGAAACGTTTTTTCGGTGCGCGCTTGGGCAAAACAACGGTGTCTGGGTGCTTATTTTCGGCCGCGAGCCTTGCCGCTTTCCGCTCGGCATTGCGCCGCTTCTGCAAGCCGTAAAAGGTATCCCTGGTGCGCGGGCAGACGATCCCGTGTTGCCAGCGCCAGCGGGCGGCCGGGACACGGGCGTACCAGGGGAGGCGCCGAGGAGGGCGATACCGTGACATTCGGTTACTCCTTGGAATGCATGCCAACATAGAAACCGGCGTAAAAAATAATCGCGCCCATGATTGACCCGATGAAAAAAGATAATGATTCCATTACAGCACTCCTTGGGGAAACAGCATCACGCGGCCTCGTCGGGGTGGGGCTGGGTGGGCGCTGACGGGAGGGGGTGGCCGGATTCGTCATCGCCAAGTAGGCATTTCTCGATCTTGTCCCACGTGGACATCCGGCAATCCGCACCGTTCTTTATTTTGGACAGAGTGACAAAATGCACGCCAGAGCGCGCTTGAAGCTGCTGAAGAGTCTCTCCGGTGACGTCCAAGTGGTGGCGCAATCGTTCGTTCCTGTTCATGAGGTCATGTTTAGCCTTTTCTCTAAATCTTGGCAATAAATTTAAACTAAACAGGGAGTGACTTTGCTTAGCGGGAGAGCTAAATGGTCACGATGAAGTACCCGGAAGCATTGAAGGCGCTGAAATCCCTCTACGGGGTAGGGAAAACGTATAAATCAGCCAATCAACTGGCTGATTCACTGAAGTTGACAGCCAGTGAAAAAACTAAATTTTATAGTACGCTAGGTGAAAAAAGCGTCCCAAAAACGGATACATTTTTAGCTTGGCTTCATGGCGTGGGGGCAAAAATAATTTTCCCGGGCGGGAAGGATGATCTTTTAGAATATGCCTTTATTCCCCGCGCCCTGGCCAAGCCGGCGGCCGGTGGCGGCAGCCTGGAGACGAGCGGTGAGACCGAGGGGTGCCTTGCCTTCCGCCGGGAATGGATCAGGCATAAGACCTCCACAAGCCCTGAACGGTTGCGGGTGATGACCGTGGCCGGGGATTCCATGAGTCCCACCATTGAGGACGGGGATATTGTTCTGGTGGATGAGGGCTGCCAAGGGGAAGAGTTACAGGACGGACGCGTTTATGTCATCCGAAAGGGTGAGGAAATATATGTAAAACGCTACCGTAAAGGGGTTGGTTGCCTACTGTTCCGGGGTGACAATCGTGATAGAGCGTATCTTGATGTTGAAGTAAAGGAAGGCGATGAAGATGGGTTTAAGGTGATAGGTCGTGTATTATGGGCTGGGAAAGAGCTTTAATCTTTTTTCGGTGCGTGTAATTTTTTGGGCACGGCTGACAAATATTGTTGAATAAAATTGAAAATTTTACAGCATATTGCTGGTTAGGTGCATATTCATATGCCAGAGCATCCTTGTAAGTGTTGTGAATGTAAATCTGCTGATCTTCGGAAAAAACTGAAGATATCTAACTATGAAACATATCATGATATTATACTTATTTATTGTACTGCTGCTGTCGATTTCGCTAAGATAGCAATAAATTCAATTCTCATTTTGAACGGAGCGGCTGGGGTAGCTGTTTTGTATAACTTAAAAAGTTTTGGAGAAAATGGTTTTGAACTGTTACGATCCTATGCTTTAGGTGCCTTGTTGGCGATTGTGTGCGCTGGGATGTCGTTTGTAACACAAATTATTGAAGCTACTGTTTATATGCAAAATCCAGCTGTGTTAGATGGTCATTTAAAAAACATTGATTTTGTAAGCAGGCATATTTTTTCATTGCGGTATTTGAAGCGTGTAATGAAAAAAAAGAGTAGCAAAAAAAAGAGATCATTTAAATTAGGAATTGTTTTGATGAGTATTGTTTGTATAATATGGGTATGGTCTGTCGTATGTTTTTATTCGGCCACTTATTCTACTTTTGCCTTTCTTGAAAAACAGGGAAATGGCCAGAGTATGAAAAGTCAATCGCCCACAGGAAAACCTATGGTTTGCCCATGATTATTTACATTTTGTTGGATAACGGGCTGCTGTGACTGTATATGGAGAAATGACTCCGAGAGCGCATGGTTATATCCAAAGAAACAAAGGAGTTATTCATGAAAGAAGACCAAAAGGGCGCACCCCAGCAGATCCAACTTGGCTTATTTCATGTCGAAAAACAAGTCGAATATGACGGTGTGGAAATGGGGGTGCTTGAGAATGGAATCCCATATCTCACAGAAAGCGGGCTGGCGAGGATGTGTGGAATCCATAGAAAAATGCTATACCAAATAGCGTTAAATTGGGAAGATGAGAAGTTAAGGCCAAGAGAAGCTCAGATAGCGGAACTTCTAAAAGATTCTGTGTACACAGAAAAAAGTTTATTTTTAAGATCTGAATTGAATGGTTCTGAAATAAAAGCTTATACAGAGCCAGTTTGTCTTGCAATATTAGAATACTATGCCTTCTTGGCTCCAGACAAGCGGCCGGAAGCTATCAATGCTTTTCGTGCTCTAGCCAGAGTAACATTTAGGAGTTTTATTTATAGGGCCGTTGGATACAGCCCTGAACAGAGAGCTTTAGATAGCTGGAAACATTTTCATGATAGAATCGATTTATTACATTCTTCTGTTCCAGTGGGATATTTCGGGGTGTTTAATGAAGCTGCAATAATTATTGTGCCTATGATAAGAGCAAATATTTTTATTAGTGACAAAGTCGTGCCAGATATATCTATAGGCAGGGCATGGAGTGACTACTGGGAATCTATTGACGGCGATTCTAACTATGGGAAAAGAATACGGTATGATCATGAATACCCGGATTATTATCCGCAAGCAAAAAGCAACCCACAACATCCATTTGCTTACCCAAGTGCCGCCCTTGGAATATTTAGAGATTGGCTAATGCAGCATTATGTAATAAATAATTTTCCAAAGTATTTATTGAGTCAAGCCAAGCAGGGAAAACTCCCCCGTTTGGTGGCACAGCAAGCAATTGAAACTTTTGCAGTTAAAGCTATCGACGGGATTAATTCAGCTCAACAGGCCAAACGCGCCATGCCTATCGAAAAATAAAAAACATAATCTTCCTCCCGCCCCCCCGGCGGGGCTTTTGTTTCCCCACCCTGCTTGGCTTTTGCCTGGCGGGGCTTTTTTTTGGTCTTTTATTTAGTGTAAACAGAAATCTTGTTGACCATATTTATTGTTTACGCTAAATTCTCCTCAACAACGCCACCCACGAACCCAACCGCACCGCGGCCAGATGGCCCGGGGCCAAGGATGAAGGGGAAGAATGGCGGGCCGGAACCAAACCGGACGCGACCAGACGGACCAATCAGCAAGGCGTTTCGGGCCGTAGGCCGACTGAACGTCACGCGATGGGCGGACCAGGAAACGAACGGGGCGGGGAAGGCTGGAATCAACAGTTCTTTGAATGTCGAGCTTGGAGAGGATGGCTGCGGCGTGGATGGACACGCGGCCCGAACACAGCAGGCGACAAGCCCCGGTGGATACCCTGACAAGCCGTCAGGTCCTGCAAGACCGGAGCCGGTATCAAGCCCGGCCAGCCATCCTCTCCAAGCTCGAAACTCGGGCTCTCGCCCCAGGCCCTGCCAGCCTGGCGCGCCCTCCATAACGGTTCCGGGTAGGGGCGGGGACTGACCCATCCCGCCCCGCCTGGGGAGAGGGCCCGAGAGGTGTCCATATGATTTCGGGGCGTGGCGCAGCCTGGTAGCGCGCCGGCTTTGGGAGCCGGATGCCGGAGGTTCAAGTCCTCCCGCCCCGACCAATCTCCTGACGTGTCTCCCACGTCCAACCTCAACCGGGCTGCCGTCATTCCCCATGGCTGGCAGACCGCAGAACCCACCGAGCGCATTGTGCGCCGTGATCCATAAACGCCCGGGTAAGCCCATTTTCTAGGGTGTAGGGCAGCCCGGACAAACTCCAGGAGGGCAGTTGCTCATCCTGATTGTGAACTGGCTCCCGGCAGTCATCGGGAGGGTCAGGACAACCCCTGGCCGACATCGCGGGAGGTGGATCGACTGCATCCCCGCACAAGTCCAGATCGCACAAAGGCGGTCACAGACAACCCCGGCCTAGCCGGGCAGGCGAAAGTGGGGTCGGTAGAGAGCCGGCCCCATCGCCGAAGGAGATGATCATGGACTTCGAAGCTGCGATGGCCCGCATCCACACGATCACCGGGACCCGGACTCAAGTCGAACTGGCCAAGGTCTTGGGCATTCGCCAGTCCAGCATTTCCGACGCCAAGCGCCGGCAAAGCATTCCCGATTCCTGGCTCCAGACCATCATCTGGAAATTCGACGGAAACCCGCGCTGGGTGCTGGGCGAATCCGAGCGCCCCTACATCTGCGAGGATACCAGCCGCGATCTGGCCAACCCGGCACCCATGGTCACGGCGCCTCCGATCGAACCGGAGCCTACTCTTTCCGACATTCTGGCCGTGGCCCGGGAGAAGGCGGGGCCTGGGTACGAGTTCGTGATGGTGCCTTGCGGAACCGGCATCAGCATGGATCTGCCTCAATCCGTCAACGCCCTGGATGACATCGAGTCTGCGCAGCCTCCGGTTCTGGCCCTGCCCGACCGGGAAGCTGCGTAGGGGGCCGCCATGGCAGCAACAGGCATCATGCGCAAACGCGCCCGGCGCCGGGCCAACCGACAGCGCCGCCGGCGCGCCAAGCGGCGGGGGTGAGACCATGGATCAGACCATCAACCGGCTCACCAAATGGGGGTTGCTCGCAGGATTGGTTCTCGTTGCTTGGATGCTGATCGAGGCCATCCAGCGGCCGGGACCGGAGCCGCGGCAAACGGAAGTCGTCGTCGAAACCTGTGACCATGGGATTTGCGAGGTGAAGCCATGAATACGAATTCACGCCTGCAAGCGGCCATGGACGCGATCGTTGGCCCCGTGGCCAACACGGGACTCCCGGGCATTAATCGCAACATGGTGTTCCTGGGGGATATCCGGCGGTCCTTGAACGAGCCGGTGACGACGCCGTTGGGGGCTTTGCCGGAGATCGCACGGGTCAAGCAACAAGCCCTGGCCAAAATTTACGAGATCGCAACCGATCCGCGCGTCCTCGATCTGGCCCTGGCGGGCCTGTACGGGTGCCTGCCCAAGGAGGCGGCATGAGCGTCTCCGGCCTCATGAGTCCTTATCACTTGGCTTTCAACACCCTGGATGATGTCACCCAACGTCGCCTGTTTGCCGAGCTGGGCGAGCGCGGGGATCACGCCACCATCCGCCAACTCAACCAGGCGGCCCTGGTGGAGATTCGTGCCCGCATGCTGCTGCGGCAGATCAAGAAACAAGCCCAATAACCTCAACCAACGGAGAAATATCATGACGGCCCAAGCAAGAGTTCTTCAGATGCAAGAACCGGAAGCCGTTGCCCTCATTCGCGAAGGTGCGGCCCTCAAAGCCGAGATCGACGAGAAGTCGGAGCGCCTTCGGGAAATCCATGTCCGTCTGCTCGGAATCGCCAAGTTCGCCCCGGGCAAGAAGACGGCCACCGTCGAAGGCGCCGGCCTCAAGGCCAAGATCCAGAAGAAGGAATACGTGAAGTTCGACCAGGAAAAGCTGGCCCTCGCCCGGCTTGAGATGGGCGATCCATCGTTCACCAAGGTCTTCGGGTGGGCCTTCAAGCCGCGCACGGCCAAGGATCTGGACGCCTTCCTGGCTTACGGCGAGACCGATCATGTCCGCCTGGTCCGCGCCGCCATGACCATCACCTCGGGCGCGCCGCAAGTCACGTACGAGCCGGTGGAGGGGTAGCCATGTCCTTCGACCTCTCCAATGTCATTTCGGCCGCGTCCGAGTTCAAGCCCCAACGCTCCCTTGTCTACGGGGTTCCTGGAATCGGGAAAACCGTCTTTGGATGCACCTTCGAGAAGCCTATCCTGCTGCGCGTCGAGGATGGAGCCGCAGCCATTGATGTGGCCACCTTCCCCAAGCTCATCGAGAATTATGCCGAGCTAATGGAAGCCCTGTCCGCGCTGCATGGCCAGGAGCATGACTTCAAGACGCTGGTCCTGGACTCCCTGGACTGGCTTGAGCCAATCGTCTGGGCCCAAACCGTGACTCGGCTCAACGCGGATCGGGACCGCCCCCTCGAATCCATCGAAGGCGTTGGCTACGGCAAGGGCTACGTTGAAGCGGAGCAGGAGTGGCGCAACGTCCTGGGCTGGCTGGACGCGCTGCGCCTCAACCGCGGGATGGCCATCGTCCTCATCGCTCACGCCGAGATCAAGCGTCATGAGCCCCCGGACGGGGATCCTTTCGACCGCTACCAGATCAAGCTGCACAAGCGCGCCTGGGCCCTTTGGCAGGAATGGGCCGACATGGTGCTGTTCGCCAACTATCGCAAGCGGACCATCAAGACCAAGGACGGCGGCAAGTCCGGGCAAGACAAGTTCCGGGCCGAGGGCGCCGGGGAACGCTGTCTCTACACGGATGAGCGTCCGGCCTACGTCGCCAAGAACCACTGGAGCCTGCCTCACGAAATTTTCGTCGGTCAGGACAAGACGTGGCGGCCCTTTCATGAGGCCCTGAACCAGGCCACTGGCGGCAAGTATGCCCTGCCGTCCACCCTCAACAGCAAGGAGGCCGCATAATGGCCATTGATTTCAACCAATCCGAGGAACAGCGCGAATCCCTGGGCGCGATCCCGGCCGGTTCCATGGTCAAGGTGCGCATGACGATCCGCCAGCCCGAGGCCGGGTTCGTCGGGTCCGATCCGATGCTCAAGCTCTCCAAAAAAGCCGACTGCGAAATGCTCGACTGCGAGTTCGAGGTCATTGCCGGCCAGTTCGCCACGCGGAAGATCTGGAACAACTACATCGTGGGCGGGGCTTCGGCCGGACACGCCAAGGCCGCGGCGATCTCCATGCGCACCATGCGCGCCATCGTCGAGGCCATGCGCGGCATCAGCCCCAAGGACGCGAGTCCGGCCGCGACGCAGGCCCGTGTCATCACCCAATGGGGCGACCTGCAGGGCGCGGAATTCGGCGTCGTCGTCGGTATCGATCAGCCCAAGCCCGGCGACCGCTACGTCAACAACACCATCAAGCGGATCGTCACAGCCGACGACGAACAATATGGGCACATCATGGCCGGCGGCGAGATCCTCACCGACGCGCCGATCCCCGAGATTCCCCTGACGACGCAAAGCGCGGCGCCACGATGGGCTGCGCCCAAGGCTGAGCCGGCCGCCCCTGCGCAGGGAACGCTGCCCACGGCTTCCGCTGCGCCGAAGCAGGCCTGGCAGGCTCCGAAGACCGCCGCTCCGACGGCTCCAACCGGCGCACCGGCCACTGCCGCCGGCACGCCGCCCCCGACCAACGGCGGGATGCCGAAATGGGGTGCGCCGACCGGCGGACAGATGCCGCCTCCGACGTTTCCGTCCCAGGCTTCCGGCATGGACGATGTCCCCTTCTAAGCCATGATCCCGAGACATATTTGTTTCCGGGCACTCTCCGGCCGGGCACGACGTGGCAAGGCAATGCATTCAGTTGCAATCCAAGGCGTCGAAACAGGGCTTCGGCCCTGTCCCGAAGAGTGACCACCTTCGGCTGATGAGACAGGTCAAAATGGTTCAATGGCCGCTCCCATGCGGTGTACGGCGGAGCAAAGCTGTGCCGAGCTGTCCCTAGACTGGCCAAGCATAGCAATGCATCGCACAGCATTGTCAGCCGGAGCACTGCACCGCAAGGCGAACCTTTAAGGAGAAATTGATATGATGATTTGTGTAACGATTCAAGGAACAACGCCGTTGCTTTGCAACAAGTTCACCGATGAAGCGGCCATGGCTGCTTCCAATGGAACCCGCGTGGCCACCATCGGCGACAAGGGGACTCCCCGCGAGCAGGCCGAAAAGAAACTCTACCTGGACGCCGATGACAACCCGATGATCCCGCAGCCGAACCTTTTTCGGTGCCTCATCGACGCGGGGACCTTCTTCAAGGCCGGGAAGTCCAAAGTCACCACACAGAAGTCCAGCCTCATCCCGGCCTGCGTCGAAATTGAAGGTGTCGAGATTCCTCTTTCCAGCCGCGAGGGCTGGGACGTGGACACCCGGGCCGTTCGCATCCCCTCGACCGGCGGCCGCATCCTCGCGCACCGGCCGTCTTTCAACGACTGGGAGCTTTCCTTTTCCGTCGAACTCGACACCACCATCATGTCCCCGAAGCTTTTTCGCGAGCTCGTGGACGCCGCCGGCAAGCGCATCGGCCTGGGAGACTTTCGGCCCGCCTGCAAGGGGCCTTTCGGGAAATTCGTCGTGACGCGTTGGGAAGAGGTTGAGGCCAGGAAGGCTGCGTAGCTCCGCCAACTCAGGCCTACCTGGGTAAAGCACAGCGAGGCGTGGCATCCAACGGCATGGCCGGGCGAAGCCTGGCTTACAAAAGCAATGCAAGGTTCTCTATGATACTCAGACCATATCAATCGCGAGTTGTTGACCGTGCCATAAAGGCTCTTAAGGAGCATAGGAATACACTTGTTGTTGGGGCGACTGGCATGGGGAAGACTATTGTTCTGAGCGAAATAGGGAAAAGAATTGGCGGTCGCCAATTGGTTCTGCAACATCGCCAAGAACTGGTTGCCCAGAATCTTGCCAAATATCGCAAGGTCAATCCTGACTCCAGGCCGAGTCTCTACACAGCAGACACCAAATCCATGCGTGGAGACGTCGTGTTCGCCATGGCTCAAACTTTGGGCAAGAACCTGGATAGAATTCCGGCTTTGGATCTACTGCTTCTCGACGAAGCCCACCACGCTGCAGCACCTACCTGGCGCGCAATCATCGAAGCGGCCCGAAAGAAAAATCCGGAGGTGATGATAGGCGGCCTAACTGCAACTCCTGAGCGGGGAGATAAAAAGTCTCTCCGTTCTGTTTTCGACAACGTAGCGGATTCGGTGTCTATCCGCGAGCTCGTGCAGCTTGGATTCCTGGTCCCGCCCAAGGCCTTCGTGGTCGATGTCGGCGGCACCCAGGAGGCCCTGCGCGAAATCGGCCAGGTCTCGGACTATTTCGATCAGGCTGCCGTTGAGGCCATCCTCAATACCGTGGCCGTCAACGATGAGGTGGTCCGACACTGGCGCGAAAAGGCCGGCGACCGCCAGACCATAGTCTTCGCGTCGACCGTCCAGCACGCCCAGGATGTGGCTGCGGCTTTCCTGGCGGCCGGCGTCCGCGCGGCCTGTGTCCATGGTGCCATGGCCGACGGCGAGCGCCGGGCCATCCTGGCCAGGTTCGACAAGGGGCAAATCCAGGTTCTGACCAACGTCATGGTGCTCACCGAGGGCTTTGACTCCCAGCCAGTCGCCTGCGTTGTCCTGCTACGGAAATGCTCGGAGAAGGGCCCCTTGGTCCAGATGGTGGGCCGGGGCCTGCGTACCGTCGATCCGCAAATTTTCCCGGGTGTCACCAAGCGTGACTGCGTAGTCCTGGACTTTGGGACGTCGCTGCTCACCCACGGCGACCTGAATATGGTGGCGGCGCTCAAGGAAGAGGTCGAGCGCGAGCCGGAAGAGGCCGCCACCAAGATTTGCCCCATGGAGGCGAGTGACACCTACCGCTGGCCCGACGTCGCCGGCCGGATCGGCTGCGGCGCCGAGCTTCCCGTTCAGACGCGCACGTGCCCTTTGTGCGGGTTCCAGTTCGAGCGCCTGGGCGCTGACGAGGGCTCCACGGTGACGAGCGTCGAGCTCACCGAAATGGACATCCTCGACGCCAGCCCCTTCCGGTACGTGGATCTCTACGGTTCCGGTCGGGCCATGATGGCGGCCGGTTTCACGGCTTGGGCCGGGGTGTTCTCGCCAGACGCCGAAACCTGGACCGCTCTGGGCCGCGTCAATGGCAACGGCGGCGTGCACAAGCTCTCCACCGGCGAGCGTCTGCCGTGCTTGGCGGCCGCTGACGATTTTCTCCGGCTTCACGAGACGGACGGTGCGACAAAAAAGACCAAGCGGTGGCTCTCCGAGCCGGCCACGGCCAAGCAAATCGAGTACCTCAACACTTTTGGCTACGAGCTCTCCATGGACGTCCTCGGCAACTCCGGCCTGACAAAGTACGGCGCTAGTTGCCATCTTGATTTCCAATGGAGCCGGACCAGTATCGAACGAGTCCTAGGGGTATAAATTCATCCTGGGCAAAGCTCGACATAGCTGGGCCATGCGTCGCGCACTGCGGCTATCCAGTGCAAAGCAAGGGTAATTACGATGCAAGCTGAATTCGACCTCCCCGCCATCGCACAGCGCATGTTGGACCTGGGCATCATGGACAAGCCATTCCGCGAGCTTTCGCGTGAAGAGGCCCTGGAACTCTGCCTGGCCATCCACGCAGCGACCAAGCGGAGGTCCCTTCAACCCGTCCAGGCTGGCAACCAAGGTGCGAGCCCGGGCCAAGGCGTATGAGGCCGGGCGTGATTTCCTGCGGCCGATCCTCCCTGAGCTGTTGGCCGCCGGCTGGACGCGTCGGGAGCTCTTCGGGGTTAAGGCCGGGCCTGGACTATGGGGGTTGGCCTGGAGATGGCGGAAGACGTGGGGGCGCTTCCCGATCGAACCCGTGTTCGATCCCGTGACGGGCGCCATCGAGTGGTACGTCCACGAGCCGAGCGGGACAGCGAAAATGGAAAGTTTTCCCGGGGCGAAAATGACCACGCCCCAACAAGAGCAGCAAAAGGAGCAGGCCCATGAACGGAGCAACTGAGACGCGGCGAGGCCCGGGAGGGCGATTCACGCCGCATGTGGTGAAACCCACCGCCCCGGCCGAGAAGGCCCACAAGTCCAAGGCCAAAGCCAAAGAGGCCAAGACATGGCCGCCGTTCCCCTTCCCCAGCGGCATGATCCCGGCCAAGGCGCTTGCTGGCATCCTGGCGCAGCCGATCCCTTATGTTCTGGAGGTCCTGGCCTGGGATGCGGTCTACGCCCGGGACGCCGAGATCGCCAAGATGGATGCCGAGATCAAGGACCAGGCCGAAACCCTGGAACGCCTGCGGCGGCTCCTGGGTGGCCGGCTCCCCACGGACGGCACCTACGACGTTTCGTTCATCGCCGGCGGCGACCTGGTGCAGCAGATCAACGAGGGGCTCCAGGCCATGGCCAGCGACGTCCACCGCCGGGCCGGAATCGAGGAGGCGCGCAAGCTCGCCGTCACCGTGAAAGGCGAGCCGAGCGAGAACAGCGCCGCGGTCAAATGGTCCTACGAGGTCAAGGTCTCCCTGGCCAAGGCCGAAGGCGGCGGCGTGGCCTACATCGACAAGGACGGACGGCTTTGCCCGCCGGAGAGCGTGACGGCGGATCAAATCATGTTGCCCCTGGATCAGACAGGGAAGAAGGCGGCGTAGCGTCCTGTCTTTGACCGGCCCTGTCTCGCGAGGGGCCGGGAATAAGGCAGAAAAGGAGAAGACCATTTTGCCAGGAGTATATGGCGCAAGGGGAGGTTCCCCAGGAGGTTCGCAAATGATCCCATGTACAATTCACCAACTCAATCCCCACAAAAAGACCTTCTCCTCCTGGCTCCAAGGTCAGGGCGCCGTCATCTATGAGCCGACAAACCCTTACGAGGTCCTGCGCTTCGATGCCATTGGCGGTATCGCCCTCATCTACCGAAAGCAGAATGGCGCCCTGACCTGGACCGATAATGCCATGGCAGCTTGGCAAGCATTCCAAGCAGGCAAAGACATGTGGAGGCCATCGGAAAGGGTGCCCCGCGCGACCAAGGGGGCACGTCGGCGTGCCGCGGCCATTCGTTGTCTAGCCAAGAGGGACGGTCTGACCTGCATCTACTGTGGATGCCCGCTCACCGAGGAGACAGCTACCATCGAACATATCGTTCCGCTGTCCCTGGGAGGCATTGACCGGATGGTCAACATGGCCTTGGCCTGCACGGATTGCAATCATGGCTTAGGCAATCTGCCGGCGGCGAAGAAGATTGCCTACGCGTGGACCAAAAGGGAGGTGGCGACATGCTGACCTGCTCCGTCCCCTACACCTGCCACTCCATTATCCATGGCCCTTGGCGCTACCGCCTGACACGCTCCTGGGGTGGCAAATCATGTGATCTTGTCTGGATCATGCTGAATCCGTCTGTCGCCGACATGAACCAAGACGATCCGACCATCCGGCGAGTCCGCGGCTTCTCCGAACTCTGGGGCTTTGGCGGCTTCACGGTGGTCAACCTGTTCGCGGAAATCCAGACAAACCCGGCCATGATGGGCTTCACCTGTGACCCCGTTGGCCCGGAGAATGACGACTACATCGCGCGTGCGGCCGAGGGCGCGGAGCGCATCGTCTGCGCCTGGGGAGCGGGATGCCCGTGGCAATACAGGCCCAAAGCGGTCCTGGGGATGCTCCTTGGCGCCCCGTTGTTCTGTCTCGGGGTGACGAAAGATGGTCACCCCCGGCATCCGCTGTACGTGCGCGGGGATAAGGAATTGGAGCCGTTCAGTTTGGCCGGTCGAGGAGAGGAGTAGGGGATGCATCCAGAAACGTGCTGCCTGGCCTATGAGGAGCTTTGCCAATATCTCCATACCAACCCGGAAACCTTTCGGCGTGTCTGGAAAGACCTCCCCCATTTTTTCGCGCCCGGCACCGAAGGCAGCAACTTGAAGGCTGCCCGCTTTGACCTTATCGAGGTTGTAAACCATTTGAAGGAGGTCGGCCGTGTCGGTCACAAAGTACAAGACCAAATCGGGAACACGGTATCGGGCGGAGTTCGAGTTTCAGGGGGTGCGCGTTCCAAAAGCCGGGTTCGAGAAAAAAATGGAAGCGCAAACATGGATAGCGACGGAAAGAATCCGAATGGAGGAGGAGTCAAAAAAAAGTGGCGTGTCGAGAGAGTTGCTATGGGGGAAGGTGTCTAGCGCGTATCTCGATTATTGCGAGGGGAGGTTGCGTCCAACAACGACAGCGCAAAAGGACTTTGTATTGTCCAATCTAGCTCTCTTTATGGGCGGGAACCCTCCCATGAAAGACGTTACGGACGCCAAGATAACCGATTATCTTAAGACAAGTCGTAAGCGCGCCGTCGATCGTGAAAATGATCCGAACAAAACGGCAAATCGAGACCTGCGAGAAATCAACGCACTGTTCAATTGGGCGCTTCACCAAAAGCAATTCGCTGGCCAGATAGCCGGCAATCCTTGTCGCTACGTTCAGGCATTCCCAGAAGAAGAAGCTGTGCGATACGTTCCACCGGCCGAGGATATACAAAAAGTCCTCCTGGCGGCCACGCCGTGGGAAATGGATATCATCACCGTGTTGCTGCATACCGGAGCCAGAATCGGCGAGGTACGCAACCTATTGTGGGACGATCTCAGCATGGAGCGCAAGGAACTTCGGTTGTGGACGCGCAAACGGAAGGGTGGAGCGAGACAATACCGGACGTTAACGATGGGTCCCACATTGGAGTCCCTATTTTTGAGGGTTTGGAGAGAACGGGATAAAAAATCGCCCTACGTTTTCACAAACCCCGAGACGGGGACCGGTTGGTCAAAGCACTCCTGGCCTATGAAGTTTTTCATGTCCAGGATATGCAAAAGGGCTGGCGTCAGAAAAATAGAGTTCCACTCCCTGCGGCATTATGTCGCCCGGTTGGCCCGAGACAGCAAGAAGGCCACGTCCTTTGAGCTCCAGAAATTCCTGGGGCACCAGCGTCTGGGAACGACTGAAATCTACCTCCGCGACTTGGGGTCATCCACGGCCGGCGTGAGTCAGATTTTGGAGGATTTGGTACAAAACCCCACACCAGGGTCCCACATCAAGGCCCTGGAAAAGTAAAAACCCGGGCACCTTTCGATGCCCGGGAATGCAGTCTGCTGGCGGAGAGGGAGGGATTTGAACCCTCGAACAGGGTTTAAGCCCCGTTACCCGCTTAGCAGGCGAGCGCCTTCGGCCAGCTCGGCCACCTCTCCGCAAAAAAGCTTCATAAACTCAGAGGACCGGGCGGTCAAGAAAAAAAACGATGCACACCCACCGCTTTTGCCTCCCCGCCCTTTACAGAGCCCCGGCCCCCCGGATATGCTCGTCCCTCGGCATTATCAAGCCCCCCTCAAAAGGAGTCCTGGGCATGAAAAAGTTCGCGCGTATGGAGCGTCTCCCCCCATACGTCTTCGCCAC